TTTGGTAGAAAGGATATGCATATTTATACCAAGGCAATATGAAAGATCTTAATAACATGATAAATATTGGTCTCATTACAAAACCAAAAAAGTCACCAATAGGTCTTAATCCTAAATTCCATATAAGTCCAAGAAGTTTTACTGATGCCTGCATCATAGGAGAAGTATTGTATACAAGCTTTAGAGCTGTGACAAGTAATCCTATACTACCAATAGATAACATTATACCTAGACCATGTTTTTTAAAGAATTCACTACCACCTTGTAAACGTTCTGATATAGTCTTACCAAACAATGATAAATTTCCTAGTCTACTTTGGGGGCTTTTAAGATATTCTTTAAGTTCTTTCTGTGCTGCTATTGCTTGCTCTTGGTATTTATGAAAATCTGTTACATTCCCCTCTTTCCCTGCTTGATTCCTACTTTCATATGCTCTTACTACATCTTTTTCTAAATCTACTCTCTCTTCCTCAGCATCTGCAACTGCTTTTCCTCCTTTTATTAATTGACCAAAAACTGTACCGAGACCAATACCACCACCAAAAAGTGCTTTTGTTGTTAAATTTAACTGTTCATTAAGGGATGAGTGTGATTGTCTCATACGCATATTTCTTCTAATCTGTCTAAAGTACTCAGCGTGTTCCTCCATATTTCTTTTTGTTCTATGGTCTTTATCTTCTTTGTTTGCTTTTAGACGTTCTTTTTGATAATGAGTTATTCTCTCCCAATCTATTATTGCTGCTCTCATCTGGTATATTCGCTTTGCTTCAGTAGCATGGTATAATTTTAATTGGTCACTTATCTCATCTAAATCATAACCTAGATCTTTCAGTTTCTTATGGAGTTTCTCCATATTGCGATAGATGTCATCCATATCGCTAGCACTATTAAAGTCTGGCATACTACATATAAATCTCTAATCTATTTAAGTTTACTTAAATTTCTTCATTTGATTGGAAGTCATTCTTTGTTCTCTTTCTGCCTTTTTGTTCTGTTCAGAAGCCATATCAAGTAGTCTATATACGTATTTTGCAGATTGTCTATCTACTTTCTTTTTATCCCAGCCGAATTCTGATGCTAGGTAGTAGTAGACTTCATATCGTTCTCGTTCTCTGGCAGGGAGCCTGCGAACGTTTCTACCCAATCCCCCAGATACTTCCCTAAAGGGAAGTCTTTCATCACTCCTGAGATGATTTGCGATATGACAGAGTTAGGTTGATTTCGTATTGCCACAAGATCACCAATTTTAAATGGTGCTTTCCTTAAAACCTTTTGAACTATATCAATTCTGTATTGCGGTATGTTCACTTTTGGTTTTGATGGATCTGACAAGTCAACTGCCCTGCTAACTATTGCTTCAAGTTCTCCAAATTTCAGATCGTCCTCATATTCTATAACTGTTTTTTCTCCGTTGTAATCGATTTGGAATGTCTTTAAAGCCATACCAAACTTAAAGTGGTTGTTATATATAAATGTTTATGCTATATCTGCTGTAACCTTGCAGGTTTTTGCTTGCCAAGTCAATTCTTCAAATATTGGCTCTACAGGCTCTAATCCTGTTATGCTGTGATCAGCGAAGCTTAACCCATTAAGTGTAATTACTAATGCTTTTCCACTTGCAGGATTATCAAATGTTAAATTAAGTTCTACATCAGTACCACCACCTGCATATGCATCTCCCCATGTTTCTTTATGCCCTGATCCTGCCTGTTGGTTTATTACAGCCAAAAGTTTATCCGTATTAATCCATGATGCTTTGAATCTTCCTGTTATATCCAAAACTCTTTTATATGAATTGGTTGCTTTGTTTTGTCCTAACTTGTAAAGTAAATCAGTATTCTGTGTAAAGTTGACATCTGCTTCCTGTAGTTCTGCTATAGGGTCAGTGCCATCTGCTGTTCTTAGGGCTAAAGTACCATGAGCAAATGTGAATGGGGCTGAAGTCTCTGCTGGATTATTACTTACTGCATAATTTGTTGATGGTGCTGATTCCTGTCCATATGTTATATCAGCAGTACAATTAACAGTATCATTAATTGCTGCACTAAGAGATAAAGTATTTAAAATACATCCTGTTAATGTTCTAATATTATTAGTGGTTGATCCTTCCATGTCAACTCCTATCTCAGTTGTGAATGTAAGACCATCATCAGAAGTAGCATTTGGATGCATGGTTCTTATTGCATCTCCTCCAGCTAAACCACCAAATACCTCATCAGTTCCACTTGTAGTGGGTTTTCCATAAATACCCTGAAAAATCTTATAAGAAGTTGTATCTCCAAAAACAAAACCAATACTGAGAGAACCTTGCTGTTGTCCATAAGCAAATGTTGTTGGCTCTACTTGACCTAGTGTTGCTAAAGCAGTTCTATTTGTAGTTAAAGTCCACGTAGAAACTCCTGTTTTTAGACCAAATGAATCAGTAGGAGAAGCTCCTATTCCATAAGTATCTTCGAATCCATATCTAACATATGCACTTGCACCAGTTCGTACCATTCTAACCTATTTGTGGCTCTTAACTATATAAATATTCTTAAGGGTCAGTCTTTCTATATGATACAGAAACCACATGATTATACATATTTCTCATCATCTCACTTCTAGAATATGATGACATAATCCTTAAATCAGTATATGGAAAAGTTACTGATCCTCTTATATTAGCCTTGATAATTCTTATTACTTCTTTAACTACTATGTTATGTCTTTCCTCATCATAATATGTTCTTATGTCCAAATCAACAGATAAGTCATGAAAGAAATTACTGCCATGTAAACCAAAATATTGTATGTTTTCCTGCCTAGGTGTTATGAATACAACCTCTCTTGTATCACTACCAAATCCTACAGTTCTTCGTTCCCATGCTTTTACAAATACTGGTTCTCTACCAGCATCTCCAGAACCACCCCAATTATTATGAAGTAGACTAATCAAGTCATCTAATGCTGAATATGTTATTGATGCCATACTACCACCTTACAGCTTCCCCTGCTTTAAGTTTTTCCTCTAATGCAGGAAGCTCTCCTGAGGTATATTGATATGTCTCATCATATGGAAATCCACCTGCTACAGTCCATGTATCATTAGGGCTGTAAGATCCCATTGCTGGTCTCATATGTCTTGTTCTTCTATTAAATTCTCCATCTGTCTCATATACTGACCTTCTTCCAAGATACCAAAGTTTTCTTCCTATCTTATATGCTATGCTGTCTTTCAATGTATCACGCTGTTGTTGGGTTAGTGGTGATAAATCCGTAGTTCCCTTATGCCTGTTATATTCTAATCTTAAATCCATTTCTGACATATCTGCCCATTTTACTCTTTCTATCCATGATTTTAATGCATCTATATCTCCCTTTTGCTCTGCTGGTAAAACCTCTCCAGAGTAATACTCTGGTAATTTTTCAAACTGTGAAGTTGCATGAACTCCTCTTATTACCTCATCTGGTGGCTCCTCATAAATATCTTCCTTTGGATCAGGCATATGTGTCTTAAACCACTCTATAACTTTTACAGGGTGGTCTATTATATCATGTGTAGCTTTTGGAATAAACGTTTTTCCATCTTTAGTTTTAACTCCAATACCTTTATCTTTATCTTCTATTACAGTAAATCCAAACATATCTAAGCCAGTCTTGATAAATGCTCGCATCTTGGCTTTAAACTTTTCTTTACTTTTTGAAAAAAATTCCCACATTATGGTATCACAAACACTTCTCTACGATTTTCAACACATCTATCAATATCTTCTTGCCAGATCTTTTTAGATTCGCTGAGGTTTGCTATTCCACCTGTAGGAAGTTCATCCATTCTAAAGCTTGTATTTAGAATATCAATAGATACCATCTTGATAACTGCATCTTCAATATCTGCTGGAACTGCAGTGTCACCTGCAAACTCTTCTCCACCATATCTATAAGTAACTCTAACTCTATTCTTTCTTAAAATAGAGAAGATAAATCCTCTCATGAACAATCTACCATATTCATATTCTATATCATACCATTGACTGTTTCCAAGTATATTATTCCAATTATTTCCAGCTCCTTCCCAGATTTCAATCTTGTCTCCTGCAGCAGCACTAAATTCATAAATATTTCTATGCTGTAAAAATATAGGTGTTCCCCATCCAAACGTATAAACAAGTGGTAAATCATGAACTTCTCTTGTTACCTTTCTAGACCTCCAAGCATGACCCATTCTTCGGTCAATTTCCTCTTCTTTTCGGTTGATTAGTTTTTCAATTTGAGCCTTATTAGGGGTTGTAGTGGAAGTTATTGGTA